TGCAGCCCATGAACATGACAGAAGCGGGGCAGCCGATGCCCACCGATAACGGCGCAATGGCGGCACATTATCGGCTGTTGGCTGAGGAAGCGGCGGGACGGCTGGTGCGAAAAGAGCGGGCGGCCATGACACGTATTTTTGAGCGCGGCGAGGCCGTGGCCGAAAAGGTGCGGGAATTTTACGCGGGCCACAGTGAGCTAGTGGCACAAACCATGAGAATGAGTTTGGCGGCTGCGGAAAAATATTGCAATGACCAGGCCGATGCCGTATTGAGTGCGGGCGGCTGGATTGATATGGATGCCGATGTGGTTTTGCACCTGGCAGAAATGGCGGTGACGAATGAGCGATGACATGAAATATACGCGGATTATTGAAGCGGTAACAAGCACGCCGTGGGCGATTTTGCCTGCCAAGCTGGCGGTGATTCGGGATTTGATTGCTTTCCGTGCGGCTGGTGGCAAGTTGACGGCTGACGAGATACAGGCGCGGTTGGAAGTGGAACCAATTGGGGCGGCCAGCGGCAGTAAACGGGCTGGGACAAATGGCGTGGCCATCATCCCGATTACAGGCACCATCATGCCCCGCGCCAACCTGATGAGCGAGTACAGCGGCGGCACCAGCGTGCAAAGCTTGACTAAACAGCTACGCGCCGCGCTGAATGACCCGGAGGTTGGCAGCATCCTGCTAGACATTGATAGCCCAGGCGGGCAAGTTTCCAACGTGCCAGAGCTGGCAGCGGAGATTCTGGCCAGCCGTGGCGATAAACCAATTGTCGCCGTTGCCAATACCCTGGCCGCGTCCGCCGCTTACTGGCTGGCGGCTAGTGCTGATGAGATTGTTGTTAGCCCATCGGCGGAAGTGGGCAGCATTGGCGTGCTGGCGATGCACCAGGACGTGAGCCAGGCGCTGGAGCGCGAGGGCGTGGTGGTGAATTTCATCCACGCCGGGAAATACAAAGTGGAGGGTAACCCGTACCAGCCGCTGGACGATGAGGCGCGGGGCGCAATCCAGGCCCGCGTGGATGACTATTACGACATGTTTATTAATGCCGTTGCGAAAGGGCGTGGGGTGAAAGCCAGCGACGTTCGTGGCGGTTTTGGTGAGGGCCGCGTGGTTGGGGCTAAAGAGGCTGTGCGCCTCGGCATGGCTGACCGCGTGGCGACATTAGATGAAACAATCGCCCGGCTGCAAAACGGCCGTCGCCGCAGCAGCAAAACGGGCGCAAGTTTAGAGACACGCCAGCGCCGTTTACGCCTGGCCAGCATGGGGCAGCCCGTCGGCACAACCGTGCAAGAAGAATAATTTATCAACTGATAGGAGATATAGACATGCGATACCAATCTTTATTGCAAGAGCGTGCCGACTTGGTCAAAGAAGCCAAAGCGATTTTCGCCAAAGCCGAAACCGAGGGCCGCGACCTGACCGCAGATGAGGCAAACCGCGACGACGCGATCAATGCCCGCCTGACTGCCTTGAATGGCGAGATTTCCCGCGAGGAACGCCGCCGAGAAAATGAGCGCACCGTGGCCGCTGTGCCCGATGCCAACATGCAAGCCGCCCGCCGTGGCGTCGAATCTGTACGCGAACGCGTAGAAGATGACCCCATGCGCGGTTTCAAGAACATGGCCGATTTTGCCCTGAGTGTGAAAGAAGCTAGCCGCCCCGGCGGGCGCGCGGACGAGCGCCTGCTGATCGGTGCAGCCCCTAGCAATTACCACGAATCTAACGGCACCAGTGGCGAGGGTTACCAGTTGCCGCCACAACTGCGCAATGATGTGTGGGAGTATGTGAACGGGGATGATTCGCTGCTGAGCGTGGTGGAAACCGAACCAACGGCGCGCAATAGCGTGGAGTACCAGAAGGACGAAACCACGCCGTGGGGCGCGACTGGTGTTCAGGCGTACTGGCGCGCCGAGGGTGCCCAGATGTCCACGTCTAAAGCCGTGACCCAAATGGGGACGATGCGCCTGGAAGAGCTTTACGCTTTTGTGCTGGCCACTGGCGAGCTGATGGCCGATGCGCCGCGACTGGCGGACCGTTTGACCCGGAAAGCGGGGCAGGCTATTCGCTACAAGGCGAACGAGGCCATTGTGAACGGCACGGGCGCGGGGCAGCCGTTGGGCTGGTTTACTTCCTCGGCAAAGGTTTCTGTGGCCAAAGAATCTGGCCAGGCGGCGGCCACGGTGGTGGCGGCAAATATTGCCAAGATGTACGCCCGTGTGGTGAACCCCGGCCAGGCGATCTGGTATGTTAACCAGGACGTGCTGCCCCAACTGCTGACTATGACTTTGGGCAACAACAGCGTGTGGACGCCCCCGGCAACTGGCTTCAACAATGCCCCCGGCGGTTTCCTGATGGGCCGTCCGGTTCAATTCCTTGAAAATTGCCAGACGGTTGGCACGCAGGGTGACATCCAACTCGTCAACCCTCGCGGCTACTACGCCATCACCAAAGGCGGCGGCGAATCTATCGAGTTTGCCGAATCCATGCATTTGTTTTTCGATTACAACATCGATGCCTTCCGCTGGATTTTCCGCCTGAACGGCCAGCCGTTTGCCAGCGCCCCGGTAACGCCCGCGAAGGGCAGCACCACGCGCAGCCACTTTGTTGTATTGGATACCCGTTCGTAAGCGGGATTGATTTGATTAACTGACAGGCGGGTGGCGCGGCTGCCCGCCTCTGTTTGAAAAACGAGGTAAGTGAAAATGAATATCAACGTTTTACCAAGTGATCAGGCGGTGTTGGCCGCAATCATTGACCCTGATGCGTATGCAGCCAGCACCGTGACGAGCGGCTGGGTGCACATGGGCACATTTGAAGCGATTCAGGCCATTGTGATGGCGGGTACGCTGGGCAGTTCTGCCACGTTGGACGCCAAGCTGGAGCAAGCAACCGACAGCAGCGGCACCGGCGCGAAAGACATCACCGGCAAGGCCATCACGCAGCTGACCCAGGCGGGCACCGATTCTGACAAGCAGGCGATCATCAATTGCCGCTCCGAGGAGTTGGACGTAGCCAACGGGTTTGACTACGTGCGCCTCTCCATGACCATCGGCACCGCCACCAGTGACGCGGGCGGGCTTGTTTTGGGCCATTACCCGCGCTATGCCCCGGCAACCGACGCGACCACGGTTGACGAGGTTGTGAGCTAGTTTTTTAGTGTGGCAGCGGGTGAACATTTGCCCGCTGCCACTTTGGAGATTGTTATGGCTATCGTGGCCAAATATGTAGGCAAAGGCGAGTTTATCAACGGCGTAGCGGCGCGTGATCTGACCGATGAGGATTGGGAGGTCATGGGCCGTCAAGGGCGGCAGCAATGGGTAATTGATTCCCCGCTGTATGAAATGGTGGAAACTGAGCCAGCGCCGGAAGTTGAAAAAACGCCAGCTAAGGGCAAGAAAGGCACCAAGAAATAATGGCAGCTAAAGGCTACTGTGCGGCCGGGGATGTGGCGGCAATGCTGGCGCTGGACTTCACAGCGGCGCAATACGCGCAATGCGATCTATTGATCGAGCGCGCCGAGGCGTATATAGACGCAGAAACCGGGCGCGGCTGGCTGGTGGGCGCACAAAGCAACGAGGCGCACACGGTAGACAGTCAAAATATCTACCTAAAATACGCGCCCGTGGCCATCGTTACCAGCATTGCGGCGCGTGCGGGCCTGGGTGAAACCGAAACCGCGCTAACGGTTGACGAGGATTACGAAGTAGTGGACTTGGCAATAGGCCACATCCGCCTCGTGTATCCTGGCGACTATGACCGCGTGCGGGTGACGTATACACCCGTCGCCACCGTTCCGGCGGACTTGACCCAAGCAACTATTGACATGGTAGCGGCGTGGATGATTCCAACCTTGACGCCCGGCGGCTTTGGGGTGGATTCCTACAGCCTGCCAGACCTGACCGTCAAGTTTAGCCGTTCTCATGTGCAATCCCCTGCCCCACCGCTGGCGGCGGCAATCATCGAACGATACCGCTATAAGGTACATGCCTAATGTTTGGCCTTAACAAAACCGCCATCGTTTACACGCCGCACGCCACGACCGGCGCTTACACAGTAGCCGCCAAAACGGGGCTACGGTGCCGGTTGGCTTACATTGAGCAAGGCGGTTCTGGTATTGGCGGCGAGCGCGAGGCCATTGGTAGCAAGCGGCGCTTGCTTTGGGCTGAGGCGTACACGATGCCAGATGATGCGCAGGTGCTGATTGATTCGCAACGGTGGAACGTGAAAGAGGGCACTTGTGGCGAGTTGACCGGCATTGACGGCAGCACGGTGATTTACCGACGCTGCGAGGTGGTGGTGGCGAAATGAGCGACGGGTTACGCATTACTCTGAACGGCATGGATGACGCCAAAAAGCAAATGGATCGCATCGAACGCGGCACAAAAACGATGGGCCGCTACGTGGGCGAGGTGGGCAGCAAGTTGCCTTATGCCTATGGCATTGAGTACGGCCGTCACCGCAAAAGCGGCAAGCTGGCCCGGCGGGCCGGTGGCGCACAGTACATTACCCGCGCCGTGGATACGGTGGTGAACGGTATGGATGCCGACATCTCAGAAGGGTTGAACAAAGTCACCGCGCCGGGTGCCTGGGTGATTCGCCGTTTGGCATTGTGGGCGCGACGGCTGGCGCGGCAAAACGCCCCACGTGGCCCCAAAAACAAAGGGCGCTCGTATCGCCTTTGGCGGTCGATTAATTACCGGGTGGTGAAGGAATAATGGCTTACAACAGCGGCGCGGTTGCCAGCGCATTGGTGACGGTTTTGGAAGGGTTAGACGGCATGGGTGATGTGCAGATTGGCGCGCCCGAAAGCATGTCTACCCGCGTTAGCTCGTTTGTGACGCTGGGCAGCCACCAGAGCCAGCGCAAAACCAACGGCGTCATGCAGCGCCTCACCCGGTTTTTTGTGATGTTTGCCTACCGGGTAGACGGCAGCGAGGCCACGGCCGAAACCACTTTAATGAGCCTGGTCGATGACTTTATAAATGCCATTGACGCTGACAAAACTTTAGGCGGTGTGGTTTATGACGCCACGGCGGAAAGCCAGGCCGCAGACGAACCAGATTATCAGTCAAGAGCCGGGAAGGAATTTAGAGAATACCCGGTGATTGTAACCGTAACACAGCGGGACGCTTACGCGGTGAACCCGTAAGGAGATTGTAAATATGAGCGGTGAATTGTGGAGACAATACTGGCAGATTGGTAAGGAAACCACGGCGGGGACCACCGTA